AGATGACATTGAAAGTAATATGTCACACGTAAACTGGCGTGAGACTGCATCATCTTCAGCAGCGTATGCATTGCGTGACGCATTTGATGAAGGTGTAATTGCTACTATGTTTAGTGGTGTATCTGCATCAAGTCCTAATCATATACTTGGTTCTGATAATGCAACCGACCTAGCTTCTGGTACTTTTGATGGTACTGGTAACTTGGACATTGGTTTTGCGGCTGACGAGCATGATCCTATTGATGTTATGTCCCACATGTCAAGATTGTTGGACGAGCAAAATGTACCTGAAGAGGGACGATGGTTCCTAGCTAATCCTGAGTTTTATGAGCAGCTAGTACAAAGTTCATCTAAAGTATTGTCAGTAGATTATAACGCTGGTCAAGGATCTATCCGTAATGGATTAGTATCTTCTGGAAAGCTACGTGGTTTCGACATGTACAAGACTAACAACATTGCATCTACCTCCAATGCGGCTGGTAAGTGTATTGCTGGTCACATGTCTTCAACTGCAACAGCTCAGACGATTACCAATTCAGAAGTAATTCGTGATCCCGATAGCTTTGGTGACATAGTACGAGGACTCCATGTTTATGGAGCTAAAGTACTACGTGGCGAAGCATTGGTTTCCGCTTTCTACGGTATAGACTAAGCTATTTAGCTATGGGGGTCATATAGACCCCCTTTACTTTAAAAGGAATAAAAGATGCCTGGAAATCAAATTGGAAGTGATGAGAATCCAATGATGTTCAGAAAAACATTAGTTAGTAAAGAATGTCGATTCCGTAAAGGTTTTGATAAAAATAAATATCAAGATAATTATGATCGTATTTTTAGAAAAAAGGAGAAACGACATGCCAGTAGTTGATGGTAAACACTATCCCTATACAAAAGAAGGGAAAGCAGCAGCAAAAAAAGCTAAAGACAGAGGTGGTTATGCAAAAGGAGGTTATGTCTCTATTGCTAAAATGACTGAAGCTTGTGATAAAGCAGCAGGTGGTTTAAATACTAAAGTTAACAATAACGATTACTAATGGCTACATATCTTAATTTAACTAATGAATTGTTAAGAGAATTTAATGAGGTTGTACTAACTTCATCTAATTTTAGTTCTGCTATTGGTATTCAACAACATGCTAAAGATACAATAAATAGAGCATATTTAGATATTGTTAATGAAGAACCTTCGTGGCCTTTCTTAGCAACAGGAGAAAGTGGTGCTACTGATCCTATGTATGGTAATGTTTATGTAGAAACAACAGCCAATACACGATGGTATGAGTTAAAAGCAGCAAGCTCTAGTATTACTTCTGATTATGGATACATAGATTGGTCAAACTTTCTTGTAACTACTGTAGGTGTATCAGGTGAATCAGCTCCTTACCTAGCTGAAAATCTGCGTTTTATAACTACAGAAGAATGGAAAGACTACTATAGAAAATCTGAAAATACAGATGATGCTGGTGATGCAACAGGAGGAGAACCTAAAAGAGTATTCCGTAGTCCTGATGCACGTAAGTTTGGATTAAGTCCAATACCTGACAAAGTATACCGTATTTGGTTTTATGCCTATGACTTACCTACTGAGCTTGATGCTCACGGAGATGCAACAGTCTTTCCAGATTTATACAAACCTGTATTAATAGCAAGAGCCAGATACTATATGAACCAGTTTAAAGAAAATAATCAAGCAGCCGCTTTTGCATTACAAGATTATAAAGATGGTTTAAAAGCTATGAGATCTAATTTAATTACGCCTACTCCTTATTATATGAAAGACGATAGAGTGGGTTTAGTTTAAATGTCTCAGGCTTTTGGCTTTAGCTGTAAAGGTGGTTTAAATACAAACTTAAACCAGTTTGAATTATTAACTACTCCTGGTGCTGCTACAGAATTAAAAAACTTTGAGGTTGATTCTGATGGTGGCTATAGGCGTGTTAATGGCTATGTAGCGTTTGGAGATTCTAGACCAAACAGTTCAAATAGAATTTTAGGTATAGCTGTATATGGCGATGGTTTAATTGCTTGTTCAGGAACTAATATTTACTTTACTCTTGATGGCGATACATGGCTACAGATAAATAGAGCAAGTGTAGATTCTGGTGGAGATAACTACTCTACTTTTACAGGACGTTCTGTTGATGAACGAACTTCACAAGGACAATGTTCAATTTCAATATTTGAAGGTTCTACAACATATGGAGAAGTATTCATATGTGATGGAGCAAATAAACCTTTTTATTTTAAAATGACAGGTTCAGGTAATCTAAGTAGTAGAACTTATTTTGCAAAAGAAGTAACTGTAAGTAGCACAGTAGCACCAACAGTAGGTGTAATACATGACAAACATTTTGTTGTAGGTGGAGCAAGTACAACAGCAAATACCATTTATTATAGTGGTACATTAGATCCTGATGATTTTACATCTACAGGATCAGGAACAATACAACTTGAAGATCAGGTTGTTGGTTTAAAAAGTTTCCGAAACGAACTATATATTTTTTGTACAAACAGTATTTTTAAACTATCAAACATAAACAATAGTAGTACAATTGTAGTAACACCAGTAGCAAAAAACGTAGGTTGTTTAAGTCATTTCAGTATTCAAGAAATTGGAGGTGATCTAGTCTTTTTAGCACCAGATGGTATTCGTAGCGTTGCAGGTACAGCACGAATTGGTGACGTTGAATTAGGATCTGTTAGTAGACAGATACAATCTGTTATATCTGATATAGCAGCCAGTATTAATTCTTTTAATATATCTAGTTGTATTTTAAGAACTAAAGCACAATACAGATTATTTTATGCTACGTCTGCAGCAGGTACAGCTACATCAAAAGGTATCATAGGTACATTAACACAAACTGGATTTCAATGGTCAGAAACACTTGGGATTCAAGCTCCTGCCCTAACTTCTGGTTTTAATTCTGATGGTATAGAAAAAATTTATCATGGCGATAATAATGGTTATGTTTATACACATGATTCAGGTAATACATTTTATTCGGCTGGTACAGCTTTAGATATTGAAGCTAAATACAAAACACCTAATTTTGATTTTGGAGATGCAGGAACTAGAAAAACATTAAAGTATGTAAAAATTTCTAGGACTCCTGAATGTTCAATAGAACCATCTCTGCGTGTTAGGTATTATTATGAAGATACGGATATTCCGCAACCTACTCAAGTAGCAATTGAAAACATTTTATTACCTTCAATATTTGGTAGTGGTATATTTGGAACATCACAATTTGGTGGATCAAGTGATCCTATGATTAGACAAACAGTTACAGGCAGTGGACACGCAGCCAATTTAAGAATTTATAGTAAAGATCAGAAAGCTGCTTATTCAATAAATGGAATGTACATTGATTATGTACCTTCAGGCAGGAGATAGCAATGGCAGGAACTAGTTATACACGACAAAGTAGTATGTCCGATGGAGATACTATGACAGCAGCTCTGTTCAATAATGAATTTAACCAATTATTAAACGCATTTTCATATGCAGCTTCTGGTACAACAGGACATCAACATGATGGTGGTGCTGGTGAAGGTGGTAATATTGAAATAATTGGTGATCAGGATTTTCTCAATAAAATAGTTGTAGATGGAACTAACAATCGTTGGGGATTTTTTGTAGAAGTTTCTAGCTCTGCCGTAGAACAAATACGCATCCAGGATGGTGCTATAGTTCCTGTAACAGACAATGATATTGATTTAGGAACTAGTTCTTTAGAATTTAAAGATGGTTACTTTGATGGTACTTTATATGCAGACGCAATAAACTTTAATGGTACAGCTATTAGTGCAACTGCTGCCGAATTAAATATAATGGATGGTGTAACAGCTACTGCTTCTGAATTAAACATCTTAGATGGTGTAACATCTACGGCTGCTGAATTAAATATTTTAGATGGTGTTACATCTACGGCTGCTGAATTAAATATTTTAGATGGTGTAACATCTACGGCTGCTGAATTAAATATTTTAGATGGCGTAACAGCTACTGCAACAGAACTAAACTATAGTGATACTGGTTCATCTGTAGGAACAGTAGTTGCTAGTAAAGTTGTAACAGTAGATGCAAACAAAGATGTCGCAAGCTTTAGAAATATTACACTAACTGGAGAACTTGATGCAGGTAGTTTAGATGTAAGTGGTGACGCAGACATAGACGGCACATTAGAAGCCGATGCAATTACAGTAGATGGTACAGCTCTTAATGAGTACATAGCCGATACTGTTGGAGCAATGGTTGGTTCTAATACAGAGACAGGTATTACAGTTTCTTATGAAGACGGTGATAATACATTAGACTTTGCATTAGGTGCTGCTCAAACAACAATCACTTCCTTATTAGCAACTGACATAAAGATTGGTGAAGATGATGAAACAAAGATTGACTTTGAAACAGCAGATACAATTAACTTTTATGCTGGCAATGAAAAGCAGTTAATTTTAACAGAC